AAGGTCAGCTGATGGATGTCCGCGAGGTCAGGCTGCGGATCGTGGCGAACGGCAAATGCCGTGCCGCGGTCCGCCAATTCGAGAACCGGACCAAGTACGTGCCGACGATCGGCGGGATGGTCTGTCAGCTCTCGGAGGAAGAAGAGGACTGCTACCCCACCAGCAAGCGGGCTGTAGCAGCAGCAGAGGCGTTCCGCGAGGAAGCGCGATCGAAGCTTGCCGAGGAGTTTGGATAGCTATGCCGATCGTTTATCAGAAGTGGATCCGGCGCGAGCATCTGCGCAACAACCCGCGAGACATCTACGTCTTCGGCGACAACGCCATCCGGCAGGGCCTCGGCGGCCAGGCGAAGGAGATGCGGGGCGAGCCCAACGCGATCGGGGTCGCCGTCAAATGGGGCCCGAACAACCACCCGATCTCGTTCTTCAAGGACGACGAGATCTGCTTCAACACGGTGAAGGAAGATCTGAGCCGCGTTGAAGCCTACCTCGGCCGTGGCGACGTCGTTGTGGTCCCCGAGGACGGGATCGGCACCGGCAGGGCGCAGCTTGAGAGGTTCGCCCCGAAGCTCGATCAGTTCATCAAGCAATGGTTCAAGGATAGGACCTGGTCGTTCAAGGATCGGTCCTGATGCCCCTGCGCCCCCGGGTCAACCCGAACAGCGACCAGCTCGGTCGCATCTACAACGGCACCTTTCAGCGCGCTGGAGGGGGCTGCACCTGCGAGGACTGCGGGAAGCTCTACTACGACCACTCCTATTTCGCGGAGCCGTACGAGTTCCTGACCCTCCTCTGCAACGGGAGCATCGTGAAGCTATGAGCGTATGGCTCTCCGAGAAGTACCACGTCGTGCCCATCAACGACCTCCGCGATCACAGCTGCGACGTGGAGATCCCGTGCTGGTGCCGGCCGATCGAGAACGAGGACGGCGTCATCGTCCACAACAGCATGGATCAGCGCGAGCTGTACGAGACCGGAGAGAGGAAGCCATCGTGAGCAGCTGGACGCAATACGACGACCGGAACGTCATGGGGCCGGCCGAGGTTCTGCATCGCTTCGGCGAGCAGCCGGGACGCTGTCCTTTCTGCAAGGGATCGCACGTCGGCCTCTACATGGGACCGAACCCCCACGTCACCTGTCTGCAATGCGGGGCTGACGGCCCGATCTCGAGGCTGCGCGGCAGCGACGACTATTACGGACGGCACATAACGGCAGTCAAAGGATGGAATTTGGCATCATGAGCAACGAGAGAAACGGCGAACACCGCAAGACCGTCTACGGCTACCCGCTGGTCGACGTGATCAAGATCCTGGGCGAGCACGGCTACGAGGTCTCGCGAACGCGGCACGGCGGACTCCGCTGGTGGGTCGAGACCGTGGTCAAGACCTTCAGGGACAGCGAGTCCACGGGCGCGCACACCCGCGACCGGAAATACGCCATCGAGATGCTCGAAAAGGGCCTTGAAGTGACCGCGGTGTAGGTGCGGCGTGGGCAAACGGTGGGGGGTCTAGTCGAAATAGTTGGCTGACCCTCTTTCGCAGGTCTCTGAATGGCTTATTTCCACCAACCCGCCACCAGGAGTTTCCTGCCTATGACCTCCCTACAGATTCGCGCCTTCCTCCAAGAACCCGCCTGCCTCGTGATCATCATGGCTGCGGTCCGCCTCGGACGTTCACCCTTGCACGCCCTCGACGTCCTGATCACCGATCGCTTCGGCGAGCTGACGCACGGCATGCGCCGGGCATTCGGCAAAGAGGTTCGGGCGGTTGTCGAGTCGACCGGTGGCCGGCATGTCCGGACCGGGGTGCGGGCTGTGAAGCCGCAGGTCACCGCACCCTCCATCTACGCCTGATCTGCGCGCCCTTGTCTGATGGGCGTTGATCAAATATGCCCTCCCGGCGGTTTCATCGTGAAGCCGCCAGGAGGTGACATATGCGACGGATCGACCCGATTGAGTTGCTCGCCGCCGCCGGGGCCATGATGGTCCTCGGCAGCAACGGCTTCTTCTCATCCTGGGACCTTCCGATCCAACCCGGCGACCAGCTCCCGTACATTGACCTGAGGCCGGCCGCTCCTGACGGGCCCGGTGGGCTGAAGCCCGCACGCCCGCTGCACGAATATCTTTCCAATCTCAGCCCAGACCTGATCCGGCGTTATGACCTCGGCGTCGCCCCGGGTCAGCTTTATGTTGATCAGTCTCATGACGGCCACACCATCCAGATGTCAAAGGCGACGACAGCCAGGCTGACCGTGAGCCAGGCGCCGATGAGGCAGGCCTTCATTTCCCCTCTCCCCGTTTTTCAAGCTCGATTTCAAGCTCCCTGACACGCCGGAGCAGGTCGGCGACCTTCGCGCGGAAGAGCACCTCGAACGGCGGCTCAGGCTCGGGGTCCGGCAGCGCGTACGCGCAGTCGGCGCACATGGTCGCCCGCTTGTCGCCGATGAACTGGGCGTCCTCGAACGACTTGTCCTTGCAGCCCGCGCCATGGCACTTGCAGAGATACCCACCGGGCGCCCAGCCGTGGCGCTGGGGCCGCATGTCGTCTGATCCTGGGAAACCCATCAGCGCAGGAATCCCGTCGCCAGGGCCAGCCCTGCAGCCGCGGTGACCGCCTTCTTCGAGTTGGCGAAGCTCGTGAGCTGCGTCCTCTTGAAGTGCTCCGCCATGGCCTTGTCCAGATCGGCGTAGAGCGTCTCCAGATCCCCATCGTTGTGAATGACGAAGTCCGGCTTGATCAGGTCGATGCGCTCGCTGGGATGTACGCCCCACATGATGCCGAACTTGTCGTACAGGAACTCGCCGATCTTGTTCTTGAACTTCGCCGGCCGCGTGCCGGGGCGCTTGATCATGATCACGACGCCGCCGAGGCTGCGGATGGCAGCGGACTCGTTCGGGAAGCGCACGGAGTCGTTCATCACGGACTCGCCGTCCTTCACGCCGGCAGCCCAGGTGTTGGCCCACAGGTCCTCGCCGATCAGCTCACGGCCCCACTCGGTGCCGATGGTGATCTGCGCGTAGCGCGAGGTGACGCCCAGGCAGGGGATGACCTGCTCCTTCTTCGAGCCCTCCAGATAGTCGGTGATCTCGTCGGACTTCATGCCGTTCGCCTGGAGCAGCACCGCGAGCATGGCCCGCAGCGGCTCGGCGATGTGCTTGCGCCGCACGCCGTACTTCTTCTCCAGATACAGCGCCGCCGTGGTCTTACCCGACTGCGCGAAACCCCCGAGACCGATAACCGTCATTGCATTCTCCTTTTGCATTCAAACAAGCGTTCAGGCAGCGAGCAGCTGCCGGGTGATGTCACAGGCGTCCCAGAGCGTCGGGACGCGGTAGCCGATGCAGTGCATCAGCATGGCGTGCTCGTGGATGTTTCCTTCCGGCTCGATCGCGCAGACGATCGGGATGCCCTCGCCGTCAGCCCAGGCGATCTCCATCACCGTGCCGACCGAGACCTTCGTGGCTCCCAGCAGGTTCACCAGCAGGACGTTGCAGCGCCGCGCGTCCCAGCGGTCACGGATCGTGAGCCCCTTCGGGGTCGACATCGGAGACTTCAGCCTGGCCGTCTCTTTCGAGGCGTCGGTGAAGACTCCGATCTCGCGCATGTGCTCCTGCTCGCGCAGGGGCGAGAGCGCCTTGATGCTGAACTGGCCGAGTTCCGCCTTCGCGTACTCGCGCCAGTTGGTTGCGCCGTCGAAGTTCAGGCCCGAGATCGGACCGGCGAGGTAGACGAGCATCGCACTCTCCCTTTGCATTCGTGCAAGCGATCAGGCAGCCAAAGACGGGGCCGGCACGCGGATGACCCGCCGTCCCGGACGCCACTTGCCCTTCTGGAGCGTCAGCAGCGAGCGCTTTCCGTCCGGATACTGGATGATCACGGTGACCGCCCATCCCGACAGGCCCTTGTTGTAGCCGTGGCGCAGGTTGATCACGCCGGCCACATACACGCCCTCCATGATCTCGGGGCTGTGCTTGTCGCCGATCGACATCTTGCGCCCTGCCCGCGCGAAGCCAGCCACCGTTCCCTTGGCGCCGTTCGCGCCGCGGAAGCCGTGGTTGCCGACCTCGATGCCGTCGATCAGGTGGCTGTAGCCGTCATGGCACCAGACCACGTTGTCGCCGAGCTGCGGATACTTCAGACGGATCGCGTGTTCGAGCAGCGAGAACCGGGGCACCGGCAGATCGTTGTCGAGCGCATGCGAGCGCCTCTCGACGTAGTCGAGGTGAGCGTCCTCCAGCTGGAGTCCGTAACGGACGTTGATGCCGTCGTTCCGGTAGCGCGCCTCACGGGCGTACTTCTCCAGAGCGATGTCGTGGTTGCCCTCCGCAACGATGAACTTCCGGCCACCGACCGTGACCATGGGCAGCAAGCCCAGGCCGACAGCCGTCAGCAGGAACTGGCCGCACTGGTCAACCTCCTGCTCCACGCTGTCGCGGCTGCGGATCGCCATCTCGTAGCTGTAGGCATTGTCGTGGACGTGGTGGTGGTTCCGCGACTCGTTGTCGAAGATGTCGTGACCGATCATGTTCTCGGGATCGAGAACATCGACCATGCTGTTGCGGAGCTGCGCCCGGCCGCCACGCATGTCCCATCCGAAGATGGCCATGCAGTTGGTCTGGTCCATCTTGCGGACGTGCAGATCCGGCATGGTGATCGCCTTGACGCGATGACCAACCGTGACCTCAGCGTTCGCCACATAGGCGTCGAGGTCGTAGAACGAACCGTTGTCGTCGTTGGCGGTGATCTGGCGGCAGAAGATGTCGCCCTCGTCGTCGAACTGGACAATGGTCGCGCCGATGATCTGGTGGAAGATCGACTTCACGCCCGCCTTGCGCGGGATGATCTTCGGCCGCGTGCAGGCGCCCGACGTCATGACCTGGTGGGCCTGGATGTTGGGATCGGTCGACGGGACGGACTTCAGCTGGCGCTTGGCGTGCGGGAACACGGCCCAGCGGCCCCGGCTGTAGGTGACCAGGTCCGAGATCGGCTGCGACGCAGTCGGCAGCGTGTTCATCTCGCCGCAGAACACGAAGTTCGTGCCGATCTTCATCTGGCCGAAGCACAGGTGCTCCGCCAGCTCAGGGGCGTATTCGCGCGCCTGCGGATCGTTCTCGGACCACCACTGGGTCTCGTAGGTCCAGGGACCGACGACGATCTCAGCGCCGATGTAGGCGGCATAGGCCTGGAGGTTGACCCAGAACTCCTCGTGGAGCAGCGCATCGTTCTGCGCGCCCGTGAAGATGAAGCTGCGGTTCCTCGAGTCCTTGATGGATTCGACCTTGAGGGTGTCGACCATCCAGGTCCGGGGCTTGCCTTCCTTCTCCACGTAGCGGTGGTACTTGGCGGACCAGCTGCGCAGCATCGGCGTGTCGACGATGACGGCTTCCGGGTTGATGACGGGGTATTTCGATTGGGTGATGAGTTGGGTGACTTCGGCCGAGAGCGTCTTCGCCCGGATCAACGGGTCGACTTCTTCGGCGGACAGTTCTTCGCCACCTGAGGTGACGGTGGCCTTGGGGACAGGCGCGACGTACAGCGTCCAGTCGATCGCGAAGTTCTCGCGACGCTTGCGCTTCAGTGCCTCTTCGGCACGGACCCAGTTCGGATAGTTGATGCCTTCACGGCGCTCCGCAGTCTTGGTGGCGGAGGCGATGCCTCCACGCTCACCTTGCGGGTGATAGCCCTGCTTGAGCAGGTCCTCGACGATCGTCTTTCTGCGAGCGCGTTCTTCGTTTGAGAGCGACATATGACCCTATTGATGGTGGGGAACCCATCTCAAGGGGAGTGAAACCCCCGAGATCTATGGTCCCGGGGGTAGCACACAATTTGCATTCGTGCAAATTATCGAATGCAAACGAGGTGGTCAAGCTTATTTTTGGGAGAGCTTGATCATGTTGACCATTCGCTCGACGATCTGATCGGGCATCTTCATGACCTGCTCCGACAGATTGTCCATGCGTTCCGTCAACCGGGACTCGATCGCCCTGACCGTTTCCCAGGAGGCGTACTCACGGATCACTTCGAGCTTGAAGTCGGTGAGAGAGCGCTCGGCATCCTCGGCCCGCTTCTGCGCGGTGAGACCGGAGGCCTTGGCGTCAGCGACGCCAGCGTTGATCTTGCCCTCCACCCGATACCAGATGCCGGAGATCATGCCGAAGAGGCCGATGAGCGGCATCACGTAGGGAAGTGCTGCGTTGAAGTCCATTAGAAGGAACCGTCTTTCTCTGCCCTATCGAGCAGGGCCATACAGGCCTTCGTGTCGTGGATGTTGGCGTTCGCACTCACCAGGGCCGCCCGATAGCGGGCGATCACCGCGCGGGAATCCATGCCGGCCTTGATGGGCGGGAGCGTGATGGTGTTGGCGAGGCGCATGCAGGAGTCGATGTCGACTCGCTCCTGCACCGAGGTCTCACCGAATGTTTGACAGGCTGCGAGCATCAGCGGGAGACAGGATATGACTGCCGCCTTTCGCAGGCCGGCGAGCCAGCTGCGCTTCATAGTCTTTGACCTTCTTTTCGAGATTGGCTTTCGCCGTTTCCGCCTTGCTCAGGCGATCAGCCGCGTCGGCTTCAGCATCCTCGTCCCGGCACTGCGGGTGCCTGGTCTCTTTCGGACCATTGCACTGCCAGTACGGGATCTCGGGCTGCGGGGCCGG